ATCGTACATCTTACGTGTCCTATAACTTGTGATGGATAATCAATTAGTATCATAGTATCATCAACCACCTCAGGTGGAACAACAATACAATATCCGATACCCATATTAAATATTCTCTTCATATCTTCCTCTGGTACCTCACCTGCAAGCATAATTTTATTAAAGATCTCTGGCATTGGCCAAGAGTTCCAATTAATATGTGCTTGCAACCCTGCAGGTAGACACCTTGATACATTCTCTTCCAATCCACCGCCTGTGATGTGTGCCATACCTAAGACAGGTACCTCATCCAACAGACGTTGAACAGTAGCAGCATATATTCTGGTTGGTTCAAGTAACTCAGGTGTATCTTTATAGTACAACTGATGTCTCCATAACATATCATTGACCAAAGTATAACCGTTGCTGTGTATACCACTGCTCTGTATACCTATGATCGCATCACCAGGTTTAATGATACTGCCATCAACTACATCATGCTCTTCTACTATACCAGTACAGAAACCAGCAAGATCATAATCACTCTGTCTGTGATGCTCTGCTGTCTCTCCACCAAGGAGTTCACAACCTGACATCCAACATCCCTTAACAATACCATCTACTATAGATGCCACGTTAGTGTCCAGTTTCTTAGTAGAAACATAATCTAAGAAGTATAGAGGCTTAGCACCAGAAGTAATCACATCGTTGACACACATGGCAACGAGATCAATACCTATAGTACTATAGTCACCAGCAACTCTTGCAATATTAATCTTAGTACCTACACCATCAGCACCAGAAACCAAGATAGGATTCTCATACCCTGCAGGTACCTTAAACATACCACCGAAGCCACCTATAGAAGGTGCCTTCTCTTTCAATTGATTAACAAAAGCATTACCTGCTTCGATGTCAACTCCTACTTCCTTATACCTATTGGACATGGATGACACCCTTCATACCAGCACCCGCATGAGGTTCACATTGAAACTCATACTCTCCTGCCTCATCAAAGGTGACGGTGAATGATTCACCACCTACGAATGCAAGGTCTGGATGTGATAGCTCTGGGTGGTCTGCTACAACCATGTTGTGTGGTGGAAGGTCTCCATTAATGAATGTAACCTGATCACCCACAGAGATGCTAAGCTCGTTAGGACTAAAAGCAAGGTTCCCATTAGAACCCATTTGTATTTCTGCAGCATATGCCATTTGCGGCATGAAAATAATAGCCGATGCTATAAGCATCAACCATAAAGTCTGAATGAATGTTTTCATGATATTAAATATGAGAACTAAAGAGTGATCCTTCACTCGTAATACAGTCTATACTATTCGGGTGCGAATGTAAATACTCTACGTCTTGTACTGCCTGATTTCTTGCTGAGAAAGCATCCTCTGCATACTCGCAGATGCTTTGATGGTTCCGTGTACTATCTAAGTACTGAACGGTATAGTGGGACATGATCTTTCAACTCCACGTTACCCAAATATTTATTTTATAAAACCTGAATTACCCCTGCAATGTCAGGGATCTCCTGCATTAGTTTGCGTTCGATTCCTAACTTAAGAGTTTGAGAACTCATGGCACATGATGAACATGCACCACCAAGTCTTACCTTAACGAAAGCACCCTCTGTCATGTAGTCTGTCTCAACATACTCTAACCACCCACCATCTGCTTCGATGTATGGGACTAGTTCACTAAGAACCTCAATGATATTGTTATCATTTAATTCCATTGCTTTCTTCTATTGCTTCTTTGATTACAGTCTTCAACTGTCTTAGCTTCTTCTTACCAAGACCTGCTCTTGTATCTATCTTCACCTTCAACCAATACACAAAGGCAAGTACCAGTATAAACTGAATGCCTTCACCCCATGATAAGTTCCATGCTTCATTCAAGTCAAGGGTTGCTGCTGCTAATAAGTTTATCACAATAGTATAGCTCCAATAACAAATCCCTTAACAAATGAGATGCATACTACTTGGTAGTCTGTCCATCCAAATTTGTCTTGGCATTTTCTGATAAGTTTCTTGTCCCACTCAACTACTTTGTTGAGTACGTTTTGTGCTTTGTCTGGTAGTCCCATTGGTTTAAATCTCCCTGTCTAAGAATTGTCTACGAGCTTCCCAGGTTTGGCCTGAAGTGGAACCTCTACAAGGATTTATACATCTTTTATCTTCATGGTCATTACATAACAATCCTGCGAGGTCATGTGGACACCCTGGTTTACCTGTAGACCAATACAATTGCTCTCCAATCCACTTGGCTGTGCATACAGGACACTCTTTAATCATGGTACCTCCAAATACATTGACCAACACCAACCTTCTCAGAGTATGCAGAGACATGATCCTCTGGTCTATGGTATGATCTCAACATTATATTACCTGCAACAATCATTCTGTCAACACCCTCTTCCTTTACTGGATCAACTCCATGCAATCTCCATGGTGGGAAGGCAAAGATGTCCCCAGTGTCCTGATGTGTATGATATATTTTATTATTTTCATCGTCTAAGAAATAGAAGCACCTATCTTTAGATGCACTAATGATATGAGTGAATGATATAATCTCATTGCTAGTGAAATGTGCATGAGGTGGGTGACTATCAGTGTTTGAATTATACATCTGAGCCCACAAACTAAAATCATACTGGGATCTTTTAAACATCCCTAAGTCTTTCATCATATCAGAGACAAGCTCAGAGTAGTAAGGAACTAATAAGTCTTGGAACTTATCACCTGAATGAAATGTAGTATAGAATCTCTTCTTGTCAGTATGATCTCCTTCCATCCTCTCCTTGATAGTATCACAAAGATCAGCTGGCATTATATAATTTGAACTCCAGATTAGCATAGTCTCCTACCACAATTACATTTGTCACCCGTATACTTTGAGCACTTCCACTTCTTACATTTCTTTTTCTTCTTAGATTTTTTCTTCTTAGACATAAAAAACCTACGCGAGAAAAAATACCCTGAATTTTTTTTCCGACTTTTCTGTAATCAGAAAGTCATTTCTCCTCAGGAGGTCTCCAAGTTAAAGCCCACCCCAAGAACAATCCACTACAGAATGAGACAGTCATCCATAGTTCATGGTTAGCCCACTGCATTGCTTCAGTCATCAAAAATAATTTATGTTTACTACGATTCTATTCTTTGCATTGGTACATGTAGTACCTGTATGCCTCATGTCTGAGGGAAAAATAACCAATCGATTTTCTACACTCTCTATTATAGTACCATCTTTAAACTCTGTAAAGCCATCGTTAGTATTACAGTAAAGGATAGCAGTAGTCATACCTTTAAAGTCAGTGTGAAAACCATGCCTCACTATCTCATCTGTCCTCACGTTGAGGTTAGCTTTCACTCTGACTAATGATCTTACCTCTAACGCATCAAGGACAGGAGCAAAGACAAACAACTTGTCACTCTGCTTAAGGTTGTTAGCATACAATACATTAAAGAACTGATGATTGTATTGAGGCTCACAAAGTACAGGACTATTTGATAGTACACTATCACTCCAGTACCATGGAAACTTACCAGTTATCTCAGTTTTAATATCATTCCAAATTCCCTCTGGGAGGAAGTCATCACGTACATCAAGCATGTATCACACAAGTACCTTCGGGATCCCAACAGTCAGGACACTCCATCTCAGTCTGATAGTCATGTAAGTGATCCAGAACTCTATCATATTTCTTAGCAAGCTCTGGGTCTTGAGTACGTATCATACTCCTATAGTATTCACATGCGTGAACGATACGATTGATATCACCTTCTCTAAATTGCATCATTATCCTTGCCAAATCATGTCAGGCATTGCTTGTTGCCCTGGCCTTACTACAAATAATAGTATAGCATACCCTACAAACCATATTATATTAAAGATCCATGCTTGTCTATAGAGATACTTTCGTACTCCCATAGCAAGGAACACTCTCCTTACAGCACCAGGATCATCTTCCTTACCTGTTGCCCTAAGTATCTGTTCAATGACCACAGCAACCAACGTACCTATCACTAGTGGATAGAATACAAAGTTTGCGAAAGACATTATTGAAATTAGTAAAGCCATTAATCGTATCCTTTTTGTTTTTTCCAGTCAGCATACATGCGACCAAATATCATACCCTCATGTGACTTGATAGCATCTCCTTTGAGGAGTTCCTTCTCTCTGTCAGTGAGTTTGTTATTCATGGTAAGATATTCTTTCTCCCATCCTTTAATATCATCAATCATCGTCACTGCTTCTCAGCTCCACGTTCAATAAGTAAAACCATACCACACCCAACACAATAATAAGAAACATTCTAATGGAAGTGGGTGATGTATCTATAGTGCCTATCATCTCCTTGGTATGTAGATCTTTGCTTTATCTATGAGTGGCATGATGTCACTCTCTACCTTCTCGATGACATCATCGATAACATTCACGTCCAAGTCCATGAATGGTGGGATGATACCAAGTATCCTAAGTAAACCGTCAACAAATAAAGCTAGGCAAATTAAACCTAGTATCATGCTTATGATGGTAGCAGATCTGTTATGCTTTGCCATCGATATGCGGTCAAGCTCTTTCGCTTCTGCCACTGCAGCTTGGACCAACATGTTTACTTCGTTCTTAGTATAGAATAGTTTTTTTAACTCATCTGTCATAGTAGTTTATTTAGATCTTCACGGGTCTTATTTCTTATAATTATACGCTGACCCTCAATAAAGAAATCTAAATTGTCTTCATGTCCCCACCGTAATTCCTCATAAAGATCGTTTAAAGTACGCATATCTTCCCACAAATCATTCTCAGCCATAAAAAAAGGAGGTCAAAGACCTCCTTAGTATACTATGTTACAAGTAATATGTCAACCGATAGCAGGTGCAATGAGTGCAACCTGTGTTTCACTTGCAGCAGCAAGGTCAAGTGGGAAGTTGTGAGCATTACGCTCGTGCATAACTTCCATACCTAAGTTCGCTCTGTTAAGAACGTCTGCCCA